GACATGGTTATTTCAGATGGTCAGACAAGAGTTTTAGAAGCATTACAACAAAAAACAGAAAAGGCAATCTTATTGCATAAAAATTTAACAGAAAATGTAAACCGTTCATTTGAACACAAAACAAAAGAATTTAACAAACAAATAATTAAACCTTTATTTTTATAATTATGAAAACAGAAAACAAAGTAAAAGACCAAGTAGTAACAGAAAACTACGCTATATACAATAGTGATTGTATGTTAGTAATGCCAACACTTGAAGACAAATCTATTGATTTAAGTGTTTATAGTCCTCCATTTGCAGGATTATATAATTATTCAAGTTCTGAAAATGATTTTAGTAACTGCGAAAGTAAAGAGCAATTTTTAGAACAGTATGAGTTTTTAATTAAAGAGATAGCAAGAGTTACAAAAGATGGTAGAATTACTGCGGTTCATTGTACGGATGTATTCGATAATACTTGTAGACTTTGGGATTTTCCAAACGAGATAATAAGACTACATACAAAGTATGGTTTTGAATACCGTAACCGTATAACAATATGGAAAGAGCCTTTAAAAGTTAGAATGAGAACAATGGTACAGTCTTTAATGCATAAGTTTATTGTAGAAGATAGTACAAAGTGTTTTACTGCAATGCCTGACTATGTATTAGTATTTACTAAAAAAGGAGAAAACAAAGTACCAGTAACCCATCCATTTGGAATGAATCATTACGCTGGAGAAATTCCAATTTTACCAAACATTTTACGAGCGTGGAATAATGCAAATAATTCTAATTTAAACGAGGTTGAACTTTGGGAACATTTGAATAATATTAATGAAGACGACAAAATAACAAAGTTAAATCATTACGTATGGCAAAGGTACGCTAGTTCTGTTTGGGATGATATTAGAATTGATAACGTTTTACCATTTAGAGATTCAAAAGAAGAAGATGATGAAAAACACGTACATCCTTTACAATTAGATGTTATTGATAGAATAGTTGAACTATATTCTAATCCTAATGAAGTTGTATTAACTCCATTTATGGGAGTAGGTAGCGAGGTTTTTAGCCCGGTTTCAATGGGAAGAAAAGCAATAGGTATAGAGTTAAAAGATAGTTATTATAAACAAGCGATTTTAAACTTAAAAGAAGCTGAAAAAAGATTTAAAAAAACAAATTACAAACAAGAATCACTATTCTAATTGCGTGGTACGGATTAGAGTAAAAAAATAAAACTTGAATTAACTTCCTTTATTGATAGTTTTAACCTGGTTCGTAATTGATCCAGGTTTTTTTTATCTTTACAAAATTAAATACATTATCGTTTTACTGCTCTCCAGTTGCTCTACTTATAGTTTACATGAACATAACTTAACACAACAACGTAAAGTAATGCTTAAACACGATAAGCAAAGTAGGAAAGTGCAACAGAGGATTAGAAGTGGGAGGGAAGTGAAAAAAAAGATTGTGAAAAGATCGCAGAATAAATATATTTCTTAAAAAAAGATATTGCTGAGTATCAACTATTTAAATATTTTTATTTTGTAATTTAAAAAAAGATATTTAAATATATTTTCTGAAAGCCTTGATGTCATTAAGATATAGACGATTTAGTCATCTTTTTATAAAAAATACATACCTTTTTTATAAATATACTTTTATAAAATTTACCTAAAAAAAAGTTAAAAAAGATGACTAACTAGCCTGAAAGCCTTATAAACACTCAATATCTTTTAAATATCTTTTTTATATAGATCAAAATAAAAATATTTCTAGTATTGATTATCAAATAGTTACAAAATATCTTTTAAATATATTTATTTTAGTTTAATTTAATTATAATGTTTCCAATTAAAAAATTATACTTATCTTTGATCTACGGTAAGCCTGAGAAACTTCCAAAAGACATTATTTTAGAAACCCATTTTGTTCAAAGTCATTCTCAGGCACTTTGTCAAAATGGGTTTTGACGTTTAAATTATTTTAAAATGGTAAAAGAAAAACAAGAATGTGAATTAATCACATTAAAAGATTTGTATGATGCTTTAGATAGTGCATTTAATGATTGGGATGTTGATAAACATATCGAAAAATTAAGACAGTTATTATCAGTAAAACGTATAGTAGATTTCACTAAAAGCGATTTATTGAATTATGAATTTGAGCTTCAAGATGAATGCACTAGAGAATATTATAAAAGTCAATATTATTTTCATTATTTTCAAAGGTTTTACGATGCTTTAATAAAAGAAAATACACAAGAAGAAATAGAAAATTTAATTAATCAAATAACCGAATACAGAAATGAAAACTAAGAAAGAATATATTAAAAAATGGTGTGAGTTAGCACTTGCAAAGACTAAAAATATTAATTACAATGCTAACTCATCTTATGGTTTAAAACATTATTGTGAGGATGCTATCGGAACTTATGTTTCGAATGATGAAATAATAGAAGTAATGAAAGAATTAGGATTTATAACAACTAATTCAAAACATATTAATTATCATTACAATATCTCAAAAGTAGTTAACAGAGTTATATTTAGTGAAAAATTAGCTAATACTTATTATGATAAATATAGAGCATTTTCTTATAATTATAAAACAATTAAGTTATGAATATGAACAATTTAGAACCATTTTGGAGAATAAGCCAAGACGGTAAACCATCACTAAGTATTTTAGGATTTAGAAGATTTTTAGAGGGTAGTGGATTTTTTAAGAATAGACCTAATGAAAATAGTACATTTAATTTAATAAAAAAAGATGGTATTTTTTTAGAAATAAAAGACGAAACAGATATTAAAGATTATGTTTTAGATTATGTTTTAGATAGTGAGGATAATGAATCAGTTTATAATTTAATGGCTGGAAAGACAACTACATTTAAACGAGATTTTTTAAGTCAAATAGTTTCTAAAGAAATTAAAGTTTTAAAAGACACAAAAGATATTGCTTATTTATTTTATAATAATGGAATTTTAGAAATCAATAAAGAGGGACAACAATTAAAAAACTATTCAGATTATGGTTTAAGTATTTGGAAGAAGCAAGTTATTAATAGAGATTATATTGATGCTGATCACCACACGAGCGAATTTAGAAAGTTTATATGGAAAATATCAGGTGAAAGTGTTGATCGTTATAATACCTTTCAAAGTATAATAGGTTATTTAATTCACTCTTATAAATCTAAAGTAAACAATAAAGCAATCATTTTAAACGATGAGATAATCTCAGACGAGCCAAACGGTCGAAGCGGTAAAGGTTTACTATGTGAAGCAATTAACCAACTTAAAAACGTTAATAGTTTAGATGGTAAAAAGTTTTCGTTTCAGGATCAATTTCCTTATCAGTCAGTTAAAACAGATTGCCAAGTTTTAGTATTTGATGATGTTAAACCTCACTTTCAATTTATAAATCTATTCTCAATAATTACTGAGGGAATGGAGATAACTTATAAAGGACAAAACACAATTAAATTACCTATCGAAGATTCCCCAAAGATTGTAATTACTACAAATCATATTATTAAAGGTAATGGCGGATCACACGATGCTAGAAAATTTGAGGTTGAATTAAGTTCTTTCTTTAATGCAAATCACACTCCTATTGATTTCTTTGGGCATAGATTATTTGATGACTGGGATAGTTTAGAATGGGCTAGATTTGACTGTTATATGATTGAATGTGTAAAGAAGTATTTGAATAATGGATTGATAAGTTACCAAAGTATTAATTTACCATTTAAGAAATTTGAGGTTGAAATAAGTAAAGAATTATTTGAAGTTTTAAAAGATCTTAAGTTTGATGAATGGATTGTCTTTGAAGATTTTTATAATGTTTACTGTAATAATGTTAGCAAAAAATGGGATGCACAAAAGAAAAATGCAGTAACTAGAAACTTAAAAAAATATTGTAATTTCTTTAATTATACTTATGATGAAGTTATAAGTAATAATATTAAAAAGTTTAAGATAGTTAAGACTAAAGTAGATCCAAAGACTTTAGATATTTGGGATAAAATTCAAGAAGATGCAGGAATTAACTAAACCAAAAGGAGTAATATTAAATACTCCATTTATTTCGATTAAAAAAGAATTAGTAAATCAAAATATTACTTTATCTAAAGATGAGATAATAAATTATAATTTACGTTCAGAAATTGATGTTAATGTCGCTTTTCATTATTTAAAGAATTTAGCATTTAGAACGGAGGCAACGATATTAAAACAAGAATTGAAAGAAGTAGATACAACTATCACAGAAAATACGTTAAAACGATTGTTATTTATTCAATATCAGTTTTATCAGTTAGATATTGATTTGCAAAATGAGAAACGTAAAAATCAAATGTTAGAAGAAAAGTTAAACTATTTTAAACAGAACTTTAAATGAATTATATTTTAAGAGATTATCAAAAAGAACTTTCACAAAAAGCTGTTGAAATATTACGTTCAAAAAAGATTGTTTACCTATCAATGGAAGTAAGAACTGGCAAAACATTAACTGCTTTAAATACTGCTGAATTGTACGGAGCAAAACGAGTATTATTTTTGACAAAGAAAAAAGCCATATCTAGTATTCAAGAAGATTATAAAAACTTTAATTTTAATTTTGAATTAGTTGTTATAAATAATGAATCAATGAGTAAAGTAATAGGTACTTTTGATTTAATAATACACGATGAAAGTCATAGATTTGGAAGTTTTCCTAAACCAAGTAAAGGAGCAAAAGACTTTAAACAAAGATTTTCAAATGTTCCAATTATTTTATTATCAGGAACACCAACTCCAGAAAACTATTCTCAAATATTTCACCAATTTTGGATAAGTAAATTTTCACCATTTGGACATACGAACTTTTATAAATGGGCTAAAGATTTTGTAAACGTAACTCAAAAACATTTAGGTTATGGAGTTGTTAACGATTATACAGATGCTAAACAAAATTTAATAGAGCCTATATTAAAAGATTACTTTGTTACATTCACACAAAAAGAAGCGGGATTTACAAGCGAAGTAAAAGAAAATGTTATGTACTGCGAAATGAAGCCTATCACATATCAATTGATTAAGCAACTTAAAAAAGATTTAGTTATTGAGGGAACAAATGAAGTTATTTTAGCTGATACGGCGGTTAAACTTATGAGTAAATGTCATCAACTTTATAGTGGAACAATAAAATTTGAATCAGGTAACAGAAAAGTATTAGATAATAGTAAAGCCTTATTCATTAAAGATAAGTTTAAAGATAAGATAGGTATTTTTTATAAATTTCAGGCTGAATTAGAAGCCTTGCAAGATGTTTTTAAAGATAATTTAACCACTAACTTATATGAATTTAATTCTACCAATAAAAATATTGCTTTACAAATTGTTTCAGGTCGTGAGGGCATATCTTTAAAGGAAGCAAAGTATTTAATTTATTACAATATGGACTTTTCAGCTACTTCTTACTGGCAGTCAAGAGATAGATTAACGACAAAAGAAAGATTAAGTAATGAAATATTTTATATTTTTGCTTCGGGTGGAATTGAACAACAAATTTACGAAAGTGTAAAAAAGAAAAAGAATTTCACAACTTCATATTTTATTAAAAACTGTTTATAATGGCTTCAAAACTTCAAACATTAACGATTAAGAATTTAGAGAAAAACGGTTACTTTGTCATCAATCTAACACGAACTAATAAAAATGGTATAGCAGATTTACTAGCATTGAAAGAAAATGAAAAGCCAATATTTATTGAATGCAAAGAAAAGGGAGATACTTTAAAACCTTTGCAAAAATTTAGAGGAAAAGAAATAGAAAAATATGGTTGTGAATGGGTATTAGTTAAAGATAATTAACTATTTTTACAGAAAATTAAACTAAAAAGTTATGACAATTAAAGGACAAATTAAAGCAGTTAAGGAAACGATACAAGTTACAGATTCGTTTAAAAAGAGAGAATTCGTTATTACGACAAACGAAGATAAATACCCACAAGATATACTATTTCAATTATCTCAGGATAAAGTTAGTTTATTAGATACTATTCAAGTGAATGAATTGGTAGAAGTTGATTTTAATTTACGAGGTAGAGGATTCGAGAAAGATGGAGTAACTAAGTATTTTAATAGCCTTGAATGTTGGAAGATCACGAAGCTTTAAAATTATTTGAATTCTTCCTTTGGTTTAGAGAAAACGGAGAGAAATACGTTTGTCATCCAATTGAACACATGATTAAAATATACTTAGATGAAAAACATAATAGCAAAGTCTAAAACGACTGACTTAATTATACAAGTTACTTATATGGATAGTCATATTATTCGTGGGCAAGTTTTAGTAGGAGATACATTCAACAAAGTAGGTGCAGTTGATTACTGGTCCACATCTACGCTAGATATAAAAGGAAAAGATATGAATACGCCAAAACATTACGACAATAGCAACGGAACACTTTACAAGGTTGCAACAGATAGAGGATGGAACTCATATATTTTTGACATAATCAAAAGATTAGAACGAGCTGAAAAAAAAGGGGAGTTTAAAACCGATTTAGAAAAGTCAAAAGTTGTTATTGATTTATGGTTAAAAGAAAGTGAGCAATGTTAATCCAGCCAATATTAGATATGCCCAATAGAAAAAATATAACTACAAAATACGGCATAATACAAGACTTGCACCGCACCGCACATGAATGGTATAGAAGCGAAAAGGATAGCGTATTTATGCGGGAGTTTGTCATATACATAGTGAACAATTACAGTACTTTTAAAACTAAGAAATGATAGTTGAGGTATTTCAATGGATTGAATTAATTGTGTACTATGATATTCGATGTAAAAAATATAACTATATTTACGAATTGATATGCAACAATTAGAAGTAAAAGTAAAGAAACACATACCCGAAGCAATATTTGTTGATGGTAAATTAATTAGTCCATTGCCGACTATTAAAGTAGGACATAGGATTGTGACGTTTCCGAACTATATCGAACTGGCTTTTATAAGATACGATTTTAAAACGGTTATTGAAGCAATGAAAAATAAGAAAATAATATTGAATTTGTAATTTACAACGTAAATACAACGTAAATGAGTGGAAAAGGACAAATAGAGCCTAGATGGGAAAAAGGTGTTAGCGGTAATCCAGAAGGTAGACCAAAAGGAAGTAAAAACCGTTCAACCATTGCTAAAAAGTGGCTAGAATTAAATACTAACGAAACGAACCCTATTACTAATCAAATAGAGAATTTAAGTCAAGAGGATATTATAACTTTAAAGCAAATTGAAAAGGCTAAAGATGGTGATTCAAATGCTTACAAATTACTTATGGATTCGACTTATGGTATGCCTCAACAACAAACAGAAGTTAACGCAACAGTTACAAATAAGGAATACAAACCCATTGAATTTGTAAAAACTAAGAATGATAAAGATAAATGATAAGTATAAACATTTATTTGAGAATCCAAACGAAGTAAGATATTATATAATAACTGGCGGTCGTGGAAGTTCAAAAAGTTTTACTGCTACTATTTGGGCTAATTTACAAATATTAGCATCTACTTCAAAGATACTATTCACTCGTTATACAATGACTTCGGCTCATATTTCTATTATTCCTGAGTTCGTGGAAAAAATGGAACTATTAGAGATTGAAGATAAATTCAAAGTTACAAAATCTGAAATAGTTAGTTCTGCTGGTGGTGAGATTCTATTTAGAGGTATTAAAACATCTAGTGGTCAGCAGACTGCTAATCTGAAATCATTAAGTGGTGTAAATGTTTGGATATTAGATGAAGCCGAAGAATTACACGATGAGAAAGTATTTGATAAAATTAACCTATCAATAAGGCATACACAAAAGCAAAACATTGTTATTCTAATTCTTAATCCAACTTTAAAAGAACATTGGATATATAGACGTTTCTTTGAAGACAATCAAGTTCAAGAGGGATTTAACGGTATTAAAGGAGATACTTGTTATATTCATACAAGTTACCTAGATAACTACGATAATTTATCAGAATCATTTTTAGAAGAGGTTGAAAAGATTAAACGTAATAACCCCATTAAATATCAAAATGAAATTCTAGGCGGTTGGTTAGATAGTTATGAGGGTGTTTTATTCGCTAAAGAAACATTACAATTAACCGATAATATAGACTTATCTAAAATAGAACATTACCTATCTTATATTGATGTTTCAACTTCTAAAAATGGTGATTATCATTGTTGTATAATTGGTGGGATAATAGATAAAAAACTTTATATTATTGATGTTGTTTACACAGATTTAGGATTACAAGCCAACACAAAATTAACAGCTCAAATACTAAACAAATATAAACCTGAATTTTGCAGAATTGAATCAAATGGAGTAGGTGCTACTTATTCAACATTATTAGAACCTTACATTGAATCAACGCAATTATTAAACGTTCACAGTTCACAGAATAAACAAGCTCGTATATTTCAGTTAAGTGGATGGATAAAAGATAATGTAATATTTAGAAATAATAGCCCGGTAGATTCAGATTATCATAAGTTTTTTAGACACTTCACAACCTATTTAATGGATGGTTCAAGTAAAAATGACGATGCACCTGATTCAGTTCACGGAATATCTACAATGGCTCGTTCTTTCTATGTAGAAAGTTTTTCGTAATTTTATATAAAAATATATTATGGTTTACAAAGTCTACAAAAGAGGTAACTATCTAGTAATGGTAGATACTGACAACAACTACATTGAAGAAGCTAGTGGTAACGTTTTAATCAGTAAAAGAAAAACAGATTCAACAACTTATAATTTCAATCTAAAATCAAATGAATCAATTTTAAACGTTGCATTTGCTGACATTAGAGATGAAAATAATACATTATATTCTAGTCAAGAAGTATTTGAGCAGTGGTATTCCAGTAATACGGGTTTTAATTCAGCTATGGGCGGAAGCATAGCTAACGTTTACAATTTTATATCAAAGAAATCAGATTTACCAAGTTCAGTAAATGGAGTTATTACATTATTAGATTCTGTTACTTATTATTTTACTACAATAGTAGATTTATTAGGTGATAGGATTGTATGCGATCAAAACACCGTTATCTTAGGTGCATCTTCAGAAAACTGTTATATTAAATCAACTGGTTTAAATAGTTCTACTGCCTTAATTACTTCTATTTATTCATTACCAATTCGTAATATCTCATTTACTCACGGTACTGTATTTAATTTAGATGGGGACGGGACAACAACTGCCCTCGATTGGTTTGGAGTTAACTTTGTAGACTGTGCAACTGTTGGAACGATTAAAGACTATACCAACTTTGTAATGACAGATAGTGCTTTCCTTAATTCAAGTGGGATTACATTTGACGGTTCAATTGGTACAATTGCTTTCGGAAACTGTTTATTTGACACTTCAACGGGCGGTACTGCAATAACATTAGCAAGTACATTAACTGTTACTAGACGTTTTAGAATTATTTACAGTTCATTCGTTACTTTGAGTGGTGAAACTTCTATAAGTGTAAATGCAAGTGCTACAATATCAGACGAAAGATATATTTTAGATACTGTCAATTTCTCAGGTGGTGGGACGTACATAAGTGGAGTAGATCAAACGATCAATAAAACATTATTTACCAATTGCGTAGGAATAACAAACACCTCAGTAAACGGACAGTTGTATATGCAAAACAACGCAACGGCTACTGTTATAAGTGCATCAAGTACATTTTATAAAGTATTAGGTACAACATCTGCAAGTGCTGATAATTCTAAATATTCGCATTCTAACAACCGTTTAACAAATAATGCAAATATTAGTAGAAAGTATTTGATTCAATGTGTACTTTCTTTTACTTCGGGTTCTACTCACGTTTGCGAATTTGGTTTTTATGATAGTAAACTCGGTGCAGTTAGAACACCATCAAGAACTAAGGCAACTTCTAATGCAGGTGGTAGAGCTGAAAACGTATCTTTTGCGTGTGTAGTTAGTCATTCAAATGGATATTATTTAGAAATACATTGTTCTAATAATACTTCATCACAAAATATAACAATTACAGATATGAATTTTGTAATAACTGAAATAAAATAACATAAAAAAACCCTTACTTTAATCGGTAAGGGTTTTTTTATTAAAGGGTTACTAACTTATCTATTTCTTGTCTAGTATAACCACTATTTAATAAAGTAGATATTGCGTCCGCTTTCATCTTAAAGTTTTCAACAACTTGCTTTTCATTATCTTTCATTACCTCAATATGTGAGTAGTCAAGCTCTAATATCAATCCTTTTTCAGTTAATCCTAATTTATTACCTAGATTAAAACATAATTGCTCAGATTCAGGAATAACACGATTTTGATATGTTTGTCTTAGTGCTTCATTCATATTTGAAAATTTAGCATTATTAAGATTAGAATAAATATCGGCATTATGTCCGTAAGCATCAATAATAGATTTAAAATCGGCTTCGACTTCTTCAAACAATAATAAATCTTTTGTAGGATAACTCATCGACTGCCACGATAAAGGTGAACCAGTCATAATAAGTGAACTTTGCCCATCGTGAATACCGTAATCGTTTGAGTGTTGTTGTTCTATTCTTTGACGTTCAGCAGTATTTAATGGAATACCACCGCTTTGGTCTTTTGAAGCACTTGAAAGAATACCTAAAGCCCCTGATTTAACTATAATCTTATTTCTAAAACCGTATGCACCTCTAATATTAGATATAGGCATAGTTAATGAATGCAAAGGACTTAACCCCATTAATGGATTGTTAGGATTTACTATTTGCGAGAATATAATATCTTTTACTTCGTATTGTGTAATAGTTCCGTTGCTTTCTTTTACTTCATAACGTTGAATAATATCCTCAATATTGTTTTGTTTTACATATTTACCAGTCTTAACCACTTTTACATAAGCACTATTAAGATTTACTAAAGTAGATGGAAAAGCATTATTGTAGGCTCTATTTACATAGATGAATTGATTTCCATATATATTTTTCTGAATTTGATAGTCCATTAACCAACTATTCTGATTTTGAACAGGATTAGGATTCGCTAATAATTTTAATGCTTCGTGATTCTCTTGTACTTCACCTTTAAGATTTTTCACTACAAATCTACCATTCGATAACATTTGAGCATCTTTATTTATAACTATTGAAAGTTGT